AGTTGCTATTCCATTTAGAGGAAGAGAGTTATATGTTGCAGGTGATAGAACATTTGCTACATGGACAACTACAATTCTAAATGATACTAACTTCTTAATTCGTAATGCATACGAAAGATGGTTAAACGGTATCAACAATATGTCAGATAACGAAGGATTAACAAATCCAGTAGATTATCAAGTTGACGCCTTTGTTGATCAGTTAGACCGAAATGGTAATGTGATTAAATCATACACATTTAGAGGAATGTTTCCAACAACTCTGGATGATATTGCACTATCGTATGGCGATAACAACTCTGTAGAGAGTTTTACTGCTACACATAGATACCAATACTTTGAAACAAATACTACTACTTAATACTCTTATAAGTATTAATAGTAATAGGAGAAACTAAATTATGGCTGAACTGTTTGGGTTTAAGATAGAGCGTTTAAAAGAACCCTCTACCGATCCAAGACAAAATATAGTTCCACCTCAAGCGGAAGACGGTACACAAACCGTCCCCGCTGGTGGGTTTTTTGCGTCTTATGGAGGTTTCGATGCTACGGCACGAAACGAATTAGATTTAATAAGAAGATATAGAGAAGTTGCATTGCATCCAGAGTGTGATCTTGCAATAGAAGATATAGTATCAGAAGCAATCGTATCAAACGAAAATCAACAATCTGTACAATTAGATTTAAGTAAAATTGATTATTCAGATTCGATTAAGAAAAGAATTAGAGAGTCTTTTGCTGAGGTGTTGAAATTACTAAATTTCGATATTAAAGGCCACGACATCTTTAGAAGATGGTATGTGGATGGTAGATTATACTATCATAAAATTATTGATAAAGACTCACCAAGACTAGGAATTACTGAAGTAAGATATATTGATCCTAGAAAAATCAAAAAAATAAGAGAAGTTAGAAAACAAAGAACAGATGGAATGCCATCATCTTTTGCATTTGAAAATAAGTTTTCAGAATATTATATTTTCAATGAAAGAGGAATACATCCAACTGCTACATCTAACGCAGGTGGATTAAGAATAGCAACAGATGCTATTTCTTATTGTCCATCAGGTCTGATAGATCAAACACAAAATCAAGTACTATCATATTTACACAAAGCAATTAAACCAGTAAATCAATTAAGAATGATTGAAGACGCTGTTGTTATTTACAGAATTGCTCGTGCACCTGAAAGAAGAATATTCTACATTGATGTAGGTAATTTACCTAAGATCAAAGCTGAACAATATTTAAGAGATGTTATGGCTAGATATAGAAACAAACTTGTGTATGACGCAAGTACAGGTGAAATTAAAGATGATAGAAATCAAATGAGTATGTTAGAAGACTTTTGGTTACCTCGTAGAGAAGGTGGGAGAGGAACTGAAATTACTACATTACCTGGTGGTCAAAACTTAGGTGAGATACAGGATATAGAATACTTCCAAAAGAAACTATATCGTTCTCTTAATATACCTATTAGTAGATTAGAAGGTGGTCAAGGTTTTAATCTTGGTCGAGCTGCAGAAATTAGTAGAGATGAAGTTAAGTTTACTAAATTTGTAGGTCGTTTAAGAAAGAAATTCTGTATGTTATTCCATGATCTTTTAAAAACTCAATTAATTTTAAAAGGTATCATTGCGCCTGAAGAATGGGATATGATGATGGGAGATATTACATATACTTTCTTACAAGATGGATACTTTGCTGAGTTAAAACACAGCGAAATGATGAGAGAAAGAGTACAATTGGCTCAACAACTAGAAGGGTATGTTGGTAAATATTTCTCTAACGAATATATAAGAACCAAAATATTAAAACAAAATGAACAAGAACAAGAAGAAATCGACAAACAAATTGAAGAAGAAGGTGCTGAAGCTCAGCCCGAAGAAACACCAACCATTACGCCTAACCAAGAAACGAATGGTAGTGAAAAAGAAAAATCAACATTAGGAGATAAATAATGAGTAAAGAAAATATTAATAAATTTGTTAATTCATTACAGACAGGTGACAATGCTCAAGCAGGAGAAGATTTAAAAAATGCTCTTGCTGATAAAGTTAGTTCTGCCTTAGATGATGCTAAAACTGATGTGGCGAGATCAATGTTTACTGGACAAGTTGGTGCTGATGCACCAGAAGCTAATCCTTTTACTGGTAATGACGTTGAAGCTGAAACTCCTGCACCAGAGGTAGCAAGTGATGAAGTGGCTCAGTAAATTTATATCAGATAATATTACTGAAGCAAACGATTACAAACGTACTCGACAATACAATAAACTTACACCTAAAATGAAGCGTGCTGTAGATATGGTTTTTAGAGCTGCAGACAAAGACGCTGATGTCATTGCAAACTTTGAAAAAAATGTAGATACAGCTGCAAAACAACATGGTGTAAGCAAACAAGATTTAATGAACTACTTTGATAAAGAAACATTAACAATTTTAAGGAAGTAATATGGCGTTTACAAATGTTGTAGGTTCTACAAATTTACTAACAAAAACAGTAGATTTTTCTACTAACTGGCCTATTAGAAGAACCACAAAAACAACTAACGCCGGCACAGCTCCTGACGGAACCAATACAGCTTTATCTCTTATAGCAGATACTAATAATAATACTCATAGATTGGATAAAAATCCAGCAGGCTTAAGTGTTAATACACAATATACTTTTAGCGCACACTTAAAGGCGTTTGGTTTAAATCATGCTTCATTAACCATAGGACAAGGTAGTAATGATTTAGTAACTGATGCTACCTGTGTTTATAATTTATCAACAGGCGTTGTAGAATCTGAAGGTTCAGATTGTGATGGTTCATCTATTGAAACATTAGAAAATGGATGGTATAGATGTTCTATAACATTAACTATAGGAGGTTCAATATCAGTTAATGCTGTTTTAATAGGAATAATGTCAGACGCAACTACAACATCTTTTGTAGGTAATGATACAGACGGCATTTTAGTATGGGGACCTCAATTAGAAGAAGGTGCAAATGAATCGCAATACTTAGCAAATGATACATCTTCAACAGTTTCAAATGCAGGTTCAGACGGTATCTGGGAATTTGATGACGCAGCTACAATTAGTGATACTTATCCAGATTCAACCGATGGCGCTAATTCAACAATTGCTGGTGGCGTTAGAAGTTATAAAACACCAAGTGGTAGAATACAAAAAGTTTATATTAGAACTAGAAAAGCTGGTGAAACTAAAGAAAGCGGAGAACTATCTAAAGACTATTACGATTTACAAAATTAGGAGATAATATGGCAGACACAGTATCAACACAAGTATTAACAGACACAACAGGCGTAAAATACGCTGTTAAAATGACTAACTATTCTGATGGTACAGGAGAGAATTTAGTTAAAAAAATAGACGCTTCAAATACAACCTTTATGACTACTGATGGAAATAGAAAAATATCTAAAATATTTTGGTCAGTAAATACAGCAAACGCAAAATCAGCTGTAGAGATAGTTTGGGAGGGTGCAACAAATGCTACCGCAGTTTCTTTATCAGGTCAAGGTTTTTGGGACCTAAGGGCAGATGGAAACGAGATTCTAAACAATGCAACAACACCTACAGGTGATGTTTTATTATCTACAAAGAATTTTGCAAATGGTGATAATTATACAATTTTAGTGGTTTTCAGATAACAATTTGTATAAATATTAGAGAGAAATTAGAGATAGATACAAATGAAGTTAATTACCGAAGAAATATCAAACGCAGAATATATTGTTGAAGAAGCTGGCAATGGAAAGAAAAACTATTCCATTAAAGGTGTATTCATGCAATCTGATGTGAAAAATAGAAATGGAAGAATCTATCCTAAAGAAATACTACAAAAAGAAGTATTACGATATAATAGAGAGTTCATAGAAAAGAAAAGAGCATTTGGTGAACTAGGTCATCCAGACGGACCAACCGTTAACCTAGAAAGAGTTTCGCATATGATTAATGCTCTATATCCAGAAGGCAGTAATTTTATAGGTGAAGCACGAGTACTCGATACCCCATATGGAAAAATAGTGAAAAGTTTAATTGATGAGGGTGCAAGACTTGGAGTTTCAAGTAGAGGAATGGGTACACTTGCAAATGTAGGTGGTGCCAATGTAGTCAAAGACGATTTTTACCTTGCAACCGCAGCTGATATAGTTGCAGACCCTAGCGCTCCAGACGCTTTCGTAGAAGGCATTATGGAAGGCAAAGAGTGGGTTTGGGATAATGGGATTTTGAAAGAAGCAGAGGTTAGAGAATTAAAGTTACAAGCAGAGAGTAAAGAGAGAATTGCTAGAGCAGAGAAAAATGCTAAAGTGTTTGAATCTTTTCTTAAAAGACTGTAATTTTATAAATAGTAATTGACACTTTCCTAATGGGTTGGTGTATTTATTGCAATAATTAACAACTAAAAAACTATTGAGGAGATAGAACAATGGCTGACAATACTGTGGCAAATTTGCCAACTAAAAACGCCGCTCCAGCTGAACCAGCAAAGTCGTTACAGGCAACTGTACAACAAGTGATGACTAAAGCAATCACTTCACCGACTGACGCAAAAGTAGATTTCGCACAAGGGGTTAATCACATTACTGGTGACCCACAACAAAAAAGTGCAGGTCCAGCTGACGCAATGCCTACTCTCTCTGCTGAGAAAGAGCCTAAAAAAGATATTCAGGCTGCTTACGAAGCTGATGAGAAAAAAGACGAAAAAGAAAAAGAAGACATGAAAGAAGCAGAATACGCTGACAAAAAAGATGATGAGAAAAAAGATGTGAAAGAAGGCGAAATGCCTGCTGGTCTTAAAAAGTACTTAGACAAAAAGAATGATAAAGAAGATGAAAAGTCTGAAGAAAAAGAAGACGATAAGAAAAAAGATATGAAAGAAGCTGAAGACAAAGAAGACAAGAAAAAAGACGAAAAAGAAATGTCTGAAGCGGAAGACAAGGAAGACAAGAAAGAAAAAGAAGTTTCTGAATCTGAAGATAAAGAAAAAGAAATGAAAAAAGAAACAGCTAAAGATAAAGTTAAAGACATGGACATGAAAGAAGATGTAAATGCTCTAACTGACGGTGAAGACCTTTCTGAGGAATTCAAAGCAAAAGCTGCTACAATTTTCGAGTCTGCTGTTAAAGCAAAACTTGTCGAAGAAATTGAGAAATTAGAAAGCGAATACGAAACTAAAGTTGACGAAAAAGTTTCTGAAGTTAAAGAAGAAATCGTTGACAAAGTTGACGCTTATCTAAACTATGTTGTCGAGGAGTGGATGAAAGAAAACGAATTGGCAATAGAAAAAGGCTTAAGAAATGAGATTACTGAAGATTTTATCGGTGGTCTTAAATCTTTATTTGAGTCTCACTACATTAATGTTCCACAAGAGAAGTATGATGTAATTGAGAATCAAGCTGCTGAGATAGAAAAGTTAAAAGAAGAAGTTAACAAAACTATCGAAAAGAACGTTGAGTTAAATTCAAAACTTGCAGAATCTACAAGAGAAGAAGTTATAAATGATGTATCATCTGATCTTGTTGCAACTGAAGTTGAGAAACTTAAAGGTTTAGCAGAGAGTATTGAATATAAAGACGCTGACAGTTTTAGAAAAAGTGTAGAAACTTTAAAAAATTCTTACTTCCCTAAAGCAAAAGCGAGTGATAACGAATCTAATGAAGTAGCAGAAAACAATGCTGGTTTAGACTTGTCTGAATCAATGGCTGCATATACTGCTGCAATTAGTAAAACAAAGAAAAATCCTTACTTAAAGTAAGGGTTAGTTAACTAACTAAAGAAGGAGAGATAGAAAAATGTTTTTATCTGAATCAATACAACAAAAGTGGCAGCCCGTTTTAGAACATCCTGATCTTCCAAAGATCGAGGGTGCTTATAAAAGAGCCGTTACTTCAATGGTATTGGAGAACCAAGAAAAAGCGTTAAGAGAAGATGCTGCTTTCTTATCAGAAGCTGCGCCTACTAACGCAACTGGTGCTTCAATCCAAAACTGGAATCCTATTTTAATTAGCTTAGTAAGAAGATCAATGCCTAACCTTATCGCTTACGATATTGCAGGCGTTCAACCAATGTCAGGCCCTACAGGTTTGATATTTGCTATGAGAAGCAGATATGCATCTCAAACTGGTGGTGAAGCTCTTTTTGACGAAGCTGATACAGACTTCAGTGGTAGAAATGCTGCTGGTTCATCTGTTGCAAATAAAACAGGAGTAGCACAAGACGGAACTAACCCAGCTGTACTTAACGACACACCTGCTGGTGCATACACAAGTGGATCAGGAATGACTACTGACTATGCAGAAGCAATGGGTGATACCGCTGCTAATGCGTTTGCTGAAATGGCATTCTCAATTGAGAAATCAACTGTGACTGCTAAATCAAGAGCGCTAAAAGCCGAGTACACTATGGAGTTAGCACAAGACCTTAAAGCAATCCACGGCCTAGATGCTGAAACTGAATTATCAAACATCTTATCTGCTGAAATCCTTGCGGAAATCAATAGAGAAGTTGTAAGATCAGTTTACATTGGTGCTGAAAAAGGTGCTCAAACTAATACAACAACTACAGGTATTTTTGACCTAGATACAGACTCAAACGGAAGATGGTCTGTTGAAAGATTTAAAGGCCTAATGTTCCAATTAGAGAGAGATGCTAACGTTATCGCACAAAGAACAAGAAGAGGAAAAGGTAACATGATTATCTGTTCATCTGATGTTGCTAGTGCTTTACAAATGGCTGGTGTATTAGACTATACTCCTGCGTTAAACAACAACTTAAATGTTGATGACACAGGAAACACTTTTGCTGGTGTATTAAATGGTAAATATAAAGTTTATATTGATCCATATAGTGCAAACTCAAGTGCTAGTCAATACTTTGTAGTAGGTTACAAAGGTACTTCACCATATGATGCTGGTATATTCTACTGCCCATATGTACCTCTACAAATGGTAAGAGCAGTTGGCCAAGACACATTCCAACCAAAAATTGGATTCAAAACTAGATATGGTCTAGTAGCGAACCCATTTGCTGGTGCTGGTGCGTCTGACGCTATTACTGCTGACGGTTTAACAACTGCTAATGCAAACAGATATTACAGAAAAGTTAAAATTTCTAACTTAATGTAATACTTGTTACAAACAAATTTAAAAGGGCGGCCCTAAAAAGTCGCCCTTTTTTTTAGCATAAATAAAAGTAGATTATGTTTTATAGTGAAAGAATAACAATTTATAAAGAAATACCTATGTGGAAAAGAACACCATTTAAAGAAATTTTAGGAGTACTAGCTGTAATTTTGCTTATGACACTTGTTGCACAAGGGTTAAAGTATCTTAATCCTAAACCAAATGTATTAGAGGAATTAGAAGAAAAGATTAAAAAAGTAGAACAAAAAGAGATTGTTTTAACTGAACCTGAAAAACAACTAGAAAAACAAGCTACTGAAAAAGAGTGGCAAGAAGTAGATAAACAAACAGATAAATAGTAGTATGACTACTACAAACTCATACAATAGACAACCTACTAAATTGGACTATGCAAGTCCTACACAGTTTAAGTTTAGTTTGATTAAGTTGCCAAAAGTTGAATACTTTTGTACAGCTGCAAATATTCCTGGTATCACTTTAGGTACTTCAAATTTAGCTACACCCTTTAAAGATGTACCAATGCCTGGTGACAAACTAGACTATGATACATTAAATATTTCTTTTTTAGTAGATGAAAATTTAGAAAACTATAGAGAAATACATGGATGGATGACAGGTCTTGGATTTCCAAAAGACTATTCACAATTTAGAACATTACAATCTGCTGGAACAGATAGATATCCAACAACAACAAATGAAACTTATTCAAGTGAAATAGGAGTGACTTCTAAAAATACTCCTGATGATGGTGGTCTATATTCTGATGCTACACTATTTGTATTAACAAGTAAAAATAACTCAAACATAGAAATAAGATTTAGAGATGTTTATCCAATATCACTATCTGGATTAGATTATAATCAACAAGCTACAGATGTAGATTACTTAACAGCTAGTGTTACATTTCAATATAAAATATATGAGTTTGCAAATATTAGTGCTACAGGTACTTTAGAAACTACAACATAAACCATTGACTAAATAGTCAATAACTGATATAATGGAGATATTATGACCTTTGATGAATTGCAGGCATTAGCCGAAAAAGACCTAAAATTAAATGATACTGAACTCGATTTAGAATCATTAAAAACACCACAACTACACAACAAATATTGTAAATTTCATAATCAATATGTCAATATACTAAAAAAGGCTGAACAAGATAGAGATAAATTGTTACGGGATAAATGGGAGTACTATACTGGTAAAGCAGACCCATCGGTCTACCAAGAAAAACCTTTCAACATAAAGTTACTTAAACCAGATGTTGAAAAGTATATCAAGTCAGATGACGATTTAATTAAGTTGGAACAAAAAGTAACTTACGTACAAAGTGTGGTTGATTATCTGGATAAAACTATTCGTATTATTACAAATCGTACATTTCAAATCAAAAACGCTATAGATTGGAAGAAATTTACTTCTGGTATTATTTAAAATGTTTACTACTGAACCATACAAGGTTTATCAGTCCGTTATTTCAAAGAGTGATTGTAATAAAATAATTACAATAGGAGAACAACAAAAATTAGATAATGCCAAAATACAAGAAGGAAATCAAAATAATCGAAAGTCAATTATATCTTGGATAAAAGATAAGAGTATTGAAGATATAGTATCAAATACGATTGAAGGTTGTAATAAAGTTTGGAACTACAAACTAACAGAATATGAGCCATTTCAATATACGGTTTATAAAGAAGATGACTTTTACGATTGGCATATTGATACACATAATAAACCATACTCAAATGGTCTTATACGAAAATTAAGTTTTACGTTGTTACTAAATGATGAATATACAGGTGGAGAGTTTGAAATATGTACGCCTAATCCTAAACAAGGACAAAACAAACACATAAAATTAAACAATAATCAAATAGGAACTATGATAGTTTTTCCAAGTTTCATTTGGCACAAAGTCAACCCTATTATCAAAGGAATAAGAAAGTCTTTGGTTGGTTGGATTGTAGGTAAGCCTTTTAGTTAATATGCAAAATATAATAGTAGATAAAATAAATGACGTATATATTCGTATAGATGCTGACGCCTCTATTCGTAGAGAACTTTCTGATTACTTCTCGTTTGAAGTTCCTGGTTATAAGTTTACACCACAGTTTCGTAATAGAGTCTGGGATGGTAAAATAAGATTATATTCATATGCTACAGGTCAAATGTATGTAGGACTGTACCCATATTTAAAAGATTGGTGTAAAAAGAAAGATGTTCATATAGTTGAATCTAGTGATATTTTAACACGTAGCAACGTCTCAGCCGCCGATATAGAGGGTATGATTGAGGAGTATGATCTGTCTATCAAACCTAGAGATTATCAAATAGAAGCATATAAATTTGCTTTAGAGTGTGAACGAGGGTTGATTTTATCACCCACTGCCTCTGGTAAATCACTTATTATATACATGCTGGTTAGACACTATATGAATATGATAAACAACAAGATATTAATTATTGTTCCTACAACATCACTAGTAGAGCAATTATATAAAGATTTTAAAGATTATGGTTTTGATTCAGAAACAAATGTTAGTAGAAAATATCACGGTTATGATATTGATGATGATAAACGTATAGTTATATCTACGTGGCAATCATTATACAAAATGCCTAAAAAGTTTTTTGAAGACTATGGTGCAGTTATAGGTGATGAAGCTCACCTGTTCAAGGCCGTATCATTAACAAAGATAATGACTAAACTAACAGATTGTAAATATCGAATAGGTCTTACAGGAACACTGGATGATAGTAAAACTAATAAGTTAGTATTGACAGGACTATTTGGTATAGTTAATAGAGTGGTATCAACAAAACAATTAATAGATAAAAAACAACTAGCAAATTTAAAAGTAGTTTGTTTGAATTTAAAATATCCAGAAGAAGAATCTAAAAAGGTTTACGGTGTAAAGTACTTTGAAGAATTGGAATATCTCACTCAAAATAAAGCTCGTAATAAATACATACGAAATCTAACCCTGGCACTAAACGGCAATACTTTGTGTTTGTTTCAATTAGTAGAAAAACATGGTGAAATTTTATATAATATAATTAAAGAAAAATCAGACCCTAAACGAAAAGTGTTTTTTGTTTATGGTGGAACAGAAACAGATGATAGAGAAAAAATTAGAGCCATTACAGAAAAGTCGGACAACGCAATTATTGTCGCTTCTTTCGGGACGTTCAGCACTGGTATCAATATTCGTAATTTACACAACATTATTTTTAGTAGCCCTAGTAAAAGCCCTATAAGAGTATTACAAAGTATTGGCCGTGGCCTAAGAGTTGGTGATAAAAAACAGTCTGCTACAGTCTATGATATTTCAGACGACCTAACATATAAAGATAAAAAAAACTTTACCTTAACTCATTTTCAGGAAAGAGTGAATATCTATAATAGAGAAAACTTTAACTATGAAATACATACGGTAGATTTAAAATGATTTCAGACGAAGATTTTATGTTTTTGGTTTACGAAAGTAGAAATGCTAGAAGTATTTTGGAGATAGGTACAGGTACAGGAAAAAGCACAGCGGCTCTTTCAACAAACGGTTCTCTTATAATGACCATAGATCGAAATGATATATTTAAATATAAAGGCCTAAAGTATGCAAAAAGACACATAATGGAAAGTAAAGACTTTTGGTTTAATCCACATATGCAATATAACTTATTGTATGATTTTGTTTTTATTGATGCTTCTATTGGCTTAGGTGATTGTGAAGAAATATTAAAAAGAACAACAGATAACTTTAGTGTCGCTTTCCACGATTATCTTCCAGGTAATAAAAATAAAAATGAAAATAAAGGTGAATATAATATGAAGTGTTTTAAAGAAGCTGCTTTAGAAAACTATAACATAACGCAACGCACTGGTGGTTCTCATTGTGCTATACTAGACTTAAATAAAGATAAATAGTTATATGATTAATCGTATTGATACAAAGTCAGTTAAGATAATCAGATTGGTTTCTGGAGAAGAAATCTGTTGTAGATTTCCTTTACATAAAAATCAACTGCCTGAAAACTCAAAGCTATTAAGATTGCAGGAACCCATGTTAATTAAATATGTTCCTAGAATTACCGAACAAGGCATATCGGACTATATAGCTTTGGTTCGCTGGGTTGGTTTTACAGATGAAAAAATAATAACAATTCCTATTGATAAAATTATAACCATAGCAAATGCCACTCCATCATTTACTAAAAGATATAGTGATCTTACAGTTGCATTGAAAAATGCTAAACAACAGTTGCCTGGTTTTATAGAAAGAAATATGACAGATGACGAAATGGATGAATTATCCAATTCCGATCCTTATGAGAAAGATATAGATAAGAATGATGTTAAAGAAGTTAGCGAACTACTAAATATGCCAAGTAAAAAGATTCACTAGTGAGGTAGCTAGGTCTTCTCGGTAACAACCCACATGGGTATTATAACAATGAAATTAAATTATGTCAAGCGACTATGAAAATTAGATTTTACAAAAGATTAGATGGAATGAGATGGGTAGGGTTTATACTCGCTATGATAGGCGCCTACATACTTTCAAATGCAAATCCTGTTACACAATGGATGGGATGGGCAATTGCAACAGTATCTTGTAGTATCTGGATATACATGGGTATAAAAGATAAAGACACACCTAGAGCACTCATGGAACTTATGTATCTATTACTTGCATTAAGAGCTATTTACAATTGGTTAATATGAGGTTAGAACTATCAACACACGGGAAAAAACTAATCAAACTATATGAACATATGGCTAAAAAAGGTTATAATAAAACCGACGGAAATAGAGTTGAGAATGCCTTTGATAATTTTGAAATAAGAAAGTTTAGAAAAATAATAAAAAAGAAGATAAACAATATAGAAATTAACAGTTTATTAGACTATGGTGGAGGTGGATCAAATTGGAATAAACTTAATTTTGAACCTACAACTGGAGAGTCTGCAAAACAATTTTTTAATATAGATAAAGTAGCTGTATTTGAACCAGCAAGAAATTTAAACAATAAAGTGAAATCTGATTGTGTTGTTTGTATAGATGTGTTAGAACATATCTTTTTAGCAGATGTAACAAATGTTGTAGATGAACTTTTTTCACTTGCAAATAAAATATTAATCATAAATGTTGCGTGTTATAAAGCAGCTGCATTACTACCAAATGGTGAGAATGCTCATATAACAGTTAGATCACCTGATTGGTGGAAAGGTTTAATTGATAGTATTGCAACAAAACACGAAAATATTGAGGTTGTTTTGATATGCTCAAACACATTTAACTCTGGAGTTATTTACGAAACATTTAAAACAAAAGATTGGCACTCCTCTAAAACTTATACAATAGGGTTCAAATATAGAACTTTTGGTACCGTGGACCATTGACAAAAACAACAAAATATAGTATTATATAATTATGACTAAAACTAGAAAAAGATCAGCACATTATGTAGATAACAAAAAGTTTCTACAGGCGATGATAGAGTATAAGGATAAGTGTGATAAGGCAGAAAAAAGAAATAGAAAAACACCACCAGTTACAAATTATATTGGTGAATGTTTTTTAAAGATTGCAAATCACTTATCTTATAGACCTAATTTTATTAACTATACCTTTAGAGATGATATGATTTCTGATGGTATAGAAAACTGTTTACAATATCTTAAAAACTTTAATCCTAAAAAGTCAAATAATCCATTTGCTTATTTTACACAAATCATTTACTATGCCTTTATTAGAAGAATACAAAAAGAAAAGAAACAAACAAACATTAAGTATAGAATGATTGAACAAGGCAACATAGATGAATTTTCTGTACTACCTGGTGATACACAAAATGATTATAAGAATCAGTTTTTAGAATTTTTAAGAAAAAATAAACCATCAACTGAGGAACAACCAACAGCTAGTGAGATAAGAATTAAGAAAAGAAAAAAAAGAACCTATACTAGCGTATTAGATATATAATGAAGATTGCCCTATTGAATGATACCCATTTTGGCGTGAGAAATGACTCTCAAGCATTTAGAGAATATCAATTAAGATTTTATAATGAAATCTTTTTTCCCTACTTACAAGAACACAATGTAAAAACATTGGTTCACCTGGGCGATGTTGTTGATAGAAGGAAGTTTATTAACTTTCAAACCGCTTCTGTTTTTAGAAAACAATTTTGGGATAGACTATATGAAGAACAAATTGATACACATATTATTATAGGGAACCACGATACATACTTTAAAAATACAAATGACGTAAATGCTATAGAAAATTTATATTCATCATTTGATAAAAGACATGAGCCATGGATATATACAAAGTCAACTGTTGTAGATTTTGATGGTACATCTATTTTATTTGTGCCTTGGATTTGTGATGACAACTATGAACACTCTATGGAAATGTTAAAAACAGCCAAAGCAGATTTATGTTTTGGTCATTTAGAAATCAAAGGTATTGAAATGCAAAATGGTGTAATTAATGAACACGGTTTAGCAAAATCAGATTTTAATAGATTTGATAGAGTTATATCAGGCCACTTTCATAAACATACAGATGATGGCCAAATACACTACAACGGTGCTCAATATGAGATGACATGGTCTGACTACCAAGACCCTAAAGGATTTCATATCTTTGATACAGAAACTAGAGAAATAACTAGAGTACGTAATCCACTTACCATACACAAAAAAATAATTTATGATGATAAAAAGAAAGACTATAAAAATTATGATATAAAAGAATATCACAACCACTTTGTTAAATTAATTGTATTAAACAAGACCGATAACGAGGTATTTGACAAATTCGTAGAAAGATTGTATAATGAGATAACAGTACATGACTTAAATATTGTAGAAGATTATTCAGATATTAAAGCTAGTGTAAGAGAAGATATATTAGAAATGGGCGAAGATACAGTTACATTCCTAAATAACTATGTTGATCAATTAGAAACAGATGTGAGTAAAACTAAACTAAAAGAATATTTAAAATCAATTTACATTGAGGCTAGTGATAATAAGGTATGATATATTTTAAAAAATTAAGATGGCGTAATTTTCTATCTACAGGTAATCAGTTTTTAGAAGTTGACCTAGCAAAATCACCATCAACACTTATCATAGGAACAAACGGTGCAGGTAAATCAACAATGCTTGACGCATTGTGTTTTGCTTTATTTAATCGTGCTTTTAGAGATATTAAAAAAGAACAATTGGTTAATACAATTAATTCAAATGATTGTGAAGTAGAATGTGAGTTTGAAACTGCTAACAAAAAATACAGAATTGTAAGAGGTATTAAACCAAACAAATTTGAAATTTATTGTAATGACGTAATGTTAAACCAGGATGCTTCTAACGTAGATTATCAAAACACATTAGAACAAAATATTTTAAAATGTAATTATCGTGCCTTTTGTCAAGTTGTTATACTAGGCTCTACTTCATATGAGCCATTTATGCATTTACGTGCCAGATACAGACGAGAAGTTGTAGAGGAAATATTAGACATACGAGTTTTTAGTCACATGGACCTACTGTTAAGACAAAAACAAGGCGAATTGAACAAATCGGTTATTGACGTAAAACATAGATATGATTTAATGACTGAAAAATATGAGTTACAAAAGAAACATTTTGATGAAATAAAAAATAGAGATACCACAGACATAGAAAATAGAAAACAACAACTAAAAGAAAATGAACAAAGCAACTATGAGTATAATCAAAAGCTACAATTATTAAATGAAAAAATTATATCCACAAAAGCGGAAGTATGGGGTGCTGAAAAATATACAAGAAAATCAAATGAACTTAATAAACTAGAATCAAAGATAGAAACCAATTTATCATCACATAAAAAAACATTATCATTTTTTCAAAACAATGACAACTGTCCTACTTGTACACAACCAATTGATGAACAATTTAAACTAAACAAAATCAATAGTGAAGCAAACAAAATATTGGAATTAGAACAAGGACTAACTCAACTGACAGCTGAGATGGGTAAAACAAACGAAAAAATTAACGAATACAAAGCAGTAGAAAAAAAACTTAATGAGTTAGATATATCTGTTGCAAAAATTAATACCTCTATTTCAGAAATCAATAGACACTCAAATAGACTAGATAACGAAATTGCTAAACTAGAAAATGACGATACTAATACAAATGTTATTCAAAAAGAATTAGAAAAAATACAGGAAGACCTAAAAGATGTTAATGTAGAAAAACAAAAGGCTGTAGAAGAAAAGAAATATATTGATATTGCTAGAGAAATATTAAATGACACAGGTGTTAAGGCTAATATTATCAAAAAGTATCTACCTATAATGAATAATTTAATTAATAAGTATTTACAATCTATGGACTTCTTCGTTAACTTTCATTTAGATGAAGAATTTAACGAAACAATAAAAAGTAGATTTAGAGATACTTTTAACTATAATAGTTTTAGTGAAGGTGAAAAGTTAAGAATAGACTTAGCACTACTGTTTACATGGAGAACTATTGCTAAAATGAAAAATAGTACAAATACAAATCTATTAATACTAGACGAAATATTTGATAGTAGTTTAGATGGTCAAGGAACAGACGACTTTTTTAAAATACTTAAAACATTAACAAACGAAAATACTTTTATTATATCTCACAAAGGTGATATACTATTTGATAGATTTACGAATATAATTAAATTTGAAAAGTATAAAAATTTTACGAGGTTAGCACAATGATATATGAGTTATTACCACCATCTGATCCAAGAGTACTATCAAGCATAGCACCTTTTGATATTGAAACATTTAAGAAACAAGAAAAAATAGAACTAAAAGAATTTGTAGATAATATGTTTGAAACTATGAAAAAATATGGAGGTATTGGATTATCAGCTAATCAAGTAGGCAAACCATATAGAATGTTTATAATGGGAGCTCATCCTGAAATACATAAAAGTAAAAGGTGGACTTGTATAAATCCTACAATAGTTGAGGAAAGTAAACAAACAACTAGACTCAAAGAAGGATGCTTAACTTTCCCTTTTCTATTTTTAGATATAGAAAGACCAAGTGCTGTAAAAGTTAAATACCTTGATGAGGATTTAAAAGAACAAGAAGAAGATATGATTGGCATTGTTAGTAGATGTTATCAACATGAGCTAGATCATATGAACGGTACAGTTTTTACAGAAAAGGTTAGTAAGTTTAAATTAGACTATGCTCTTAAAAAAAGAGATAAAGAAATAAGAAAGGCACAAGAATTATGGAAACAACAATCTGCAAAGAAATAGATTTACCTCACTATAAAAATAGTTTAGCTAACTGTTGCGATTTCATAGATAACATAGAATTTTCAGCTGTAAAAACGAAATATAACGAAAAATTAAAATGGGATGAATCCCAACCAGATAAAACTTGGTATGGATGGGAAGCTATATCTATAAAAGGATATAGTGATGATGTGTTGAATATATTAAAACCAGGTGTTCTAAAAAGTGGCGTAGAGGTACAACCTTTAAGATGGACATATCTATACGAGCAATCTGAAATGTTACCTATAAAAGAAATTCTATCTCATATACCTGCTGAATTTGATAGAGTTAGAATAATGAGATTAAGAGCAGGAACATCTATTTCAAAACACACAGACAAAGTTGATAAAGAAATAAAAGACGGCAAATTAGTAAGATTACATGTCCCATTAAGAACTGATAAGAACGTACATTTTTATCTATGGGAAGATAAGAAAGAACACCATTTTAATTTAGAAATAGGTAAATACTATTACGTTGATGTATCTAAACCTCATGCTGTACATAACAAATCTTTATATGATAGATTACATTTAGTTATAGATTGTTATATGAACCCTAAATTAGAAAACTTATTAAAACAAAGTGAAGAATAAAAAGACATACATACACGTTAATCAACACGTTATACGAGCAAATAAAAAACACGATAAAAACGATCCTGTAATTACAATTAAATCAGGCAAAACTAATACTTATTGCCATGAGGTAGAAATATTAGGCCCTAGTAAAATTGTCTATGGTGGTAATGATAAACCCTTACTAAATTGTGGTGCTCGAGTAGTAATAGAAACTGAAAGTCCTGTAGAGGTAGTTAAATGATATTTGCTGAAAAAAAAGATTTTAATAAAGTAAAAGAAATATTTTATAGCCACAAGAAGTGGTTTCCTCATGTAAGAACAGATTATATGATGAGAATGATTAATAAAAAACAACTTATTTTAGAAGATGGTATATTGATTACGTTTCATCACGCAAAAAGAAGACAAAAAATAGGTGATGTACAAGTAGAAAAAGGTGATACTGTATTACACCAGATTGCAAGTGATTCGCCAGGTTCTGGTACTGCTCAATCAATTCTTAATAATTTCTTTGAGTATTGCCCAAAAGACGTATTTTTATCAGTAAGAGCTGACAACTTGACAGCAAACAAGTTTTATGTTAAAATGAATATGAATTTAATCGGGACAACAAGTTGGTCAAAAGGCACAATCCCTGGTAATGTATATGTCAAACGCAAAAGAAGTAGTTAGAGATTGGAAAGATAATAAAGGATTCCCATACTATCCTGAAGATAGAAAATGGCGTAATGATGAATTTCAAAAATTATTATCATTTAATAGAGATACCATATTAGATACACAGAATAAAATTATAGGTCAATCAACACATGGGTTAACACTTGCATGGTCTTATATGCACCACGCATGGGGTATTAAATGTGGTAAAATGAAAACACCTATGGATATATGGGAAGACGAAGAACATTTAGAAAAAGGCATTAGTAAAATACTTACAGGAACTTTCTTTACTAAACGAGAAGCACATAAAATTACAGAGTCAGATATGAGAGCTATGTTGCGAAGATATAGTGGTACTCAAATGGTATCTAATTTTAGACCTACAGCAGCCGCAACTTTATATGATATATTTGTAGAAAAAGATAGTCCATTAGAAGGAACAGAAGCAGGTACAGTATGGGATCCTAGTATGGGTTACGGTGGTCGTTTAATGGGTGCAATTGCAGCTGGCGTTAATTACATAGGCACAGACCCTTGTGTTCCTACATATGCAGGTTTAGAAAAGATTAGAGATGAGTATGGCCACTCTCATAAAAAATATGTGCTATTAAAACAAGGTAGTGAAACTTATATACCTACTGAAAATAGTTTGGACTTTGTATTTACAAGTCCACCTTATTTAGGACACGAACAATATGGTGATGAACCAGAACAATCATTTAATAAATTCAAACAACAAGATGAATGGCGTAATGGTTTCCTATTACAAACTATTAAAAATGCACACACAGGTCTAAAACCTGGCAAAAGAGCTGCGTTTAATGTTGCAAATGTTAAATCATATAAAACATTTGAGGAAGATACATATGATTGTATGGTTGAGGCAGGATTTAAAGATATAGAAATATGGTGGTTGTCATTATCAACACAACAAGGTACACAAACACAATCTACACTAGATGGTGATTCTGTAGAGTCCAAACAAAAGAATAATTATATAGGTCGATTCGCAAGACCTGACATTCCAGGACGTAAATATGAGCCAATATTCATAGGAATTAAATAAAAAAACATATGTTCTTGTTTTGTTCTCAAAATTATTCCTAAAAACCTAGTAAATACGTTACCTTTAGTGCTTGACTTTTAGAGTGTTTTAATATAGCATAAGTGTATATTATGAATAAAAACACTATGACAAATAAATCACAACTTGCAAAACTACTTGCTACAGAAAATATTGAAGTACAAGAAAACAAAGTACAAACTGCTTCGTTTGATGTAGTCAATAGAATATTAACAATCCCTATCTTTAAAGAAGAACAAAAATCTAAACATGTTTATGACATGTTGGTTGGCCATGAGGTATCTCATGCTTTACATACTCCTGCTGAGTCATGGAAAGATATGGCAAATAGAACTAAAGAATTTAAATCATTTGTAAACGTTATTGAAGACGCTAGAATTGATAAACTTATACAGAAAAAATATCCTGGTCTTACTGATGACTACATCAAAGGTTTTGATAAAATGTATAAAGATAATTTCTTTGGCACTAAAGGTAAAAACATACAAACTGATTATACACTAATCGACAAGATCAATTTATACTACAAATCATCTAAAAAACTTAACTTTAAATTTTCTAATAAAGAAAAAATGTTAGTTGACGCTGTTGATAAATGTAAAACGTTTGATGATGTTTTAAAACTATCTGAGGAAATACTTGGGTATTGTAAAGATGAATTGAAAAAACAACCGCAATTACAAAAAATTTATACACCATCTAATGAAAAAAATGAAGATACTGATTCTAATACAGAATCAAATGATAGTAAATCTATAGATGAAAAATTAGAAGAATGGTTAGAAAAAAAATCAGAGTCAGATAAATCAGATGATGAGGCAAACAAAAAAGACTCTAAACAAACTGGCAGTAATGGTGCAGGTACAACTGATAATACACCAAGTGAGTTAACACCTCTTACTGCTGAGATGTATGAAACATCGGTTAAAGGCATTACTGATGATACTGCTCATAATAGATGTTATGCTGAACTACCAAAAGTTAATCTTAAAAAATTGATTATTCCTTATAAAAAATTTATTAGAGATATTGCGATTTATGATAAATCATATAACAATACAGAACATGATAAACAACAAATCAACAAGGCAAAGATTAGAACTCAAAAATTTATGAAAGAGTCTTCTAATGTTGTTAACTTTTTAGTTAAAGAATTTGAGATGAAAAAAAATGCTAAGTTATATGCTCGTGCTTCACAAGATAAAACAGGTATTGTTGATCCACTTAAATTACACACTTATAAATTTGCTGAAGATATATTTAAAAAGATGACTACTGTACCTAATCAAAAAAATCACGGTATGATTTTACTACTTGATTGGTCTGGTTCAATGCAAAAACACATTTTACCTACAGTTGAACAACTATTAAATTTATCTTTATTTTGTAAAAAAATTAATATACCTTTTTCAGTTTATGCGTTTATGAATAACTGTAGAGATTCAAAAAGTGATTATTTAGAGTCTGGTTTTACTGTTAATAGTAAAACAATATTACCTGACGCTTCAACTAAATTGGTTCAACTGTTTTCACATAAACAATCTAAAGTTGATTATATGAGATGTGCTACTATATTGCATAGGGCTGCAATGTACTTTGGTGATTATTATACTTCCAGACGTTACGATCCATCGGCTGAAGATCAAACTGTTCCTGCAATTTCAGGTGACTATTATTTATCCTCAACACCACTTAATGAGTCATTGATTGGTATGGATCATATTATCAAAAAATTCAAAAAAGACTATAATGTTGAAAAGTTGTCACTTGTTACTTTAACTGACGGTGCTGCTAATAGTATTAATAGACATGGTAATGGTGAGTTATATATTAAACTGAATGGTAAATATCAAATGGCAGGTAGTTACTATATGGAACGTAGAGATTTCACTAGTGTTATGTTAAAATACTTAAAAAAGAAATATGATTTACAAACTATTGGTTTCTATCTAGTTTCAAAATATAGAGAATTACAATATCAGTTAAGAGTACCTTACAATAAAGAGATGTTGGCTAAAAAAATGTTTACTAAAGACAAATTTATCGCTGATTATAATACTGCTTATGATGTTTACTTTTATGTTAACTCTGGCACTAGAGTTGCTAATCAAGTATTCGAATCAGATTCAACTGATAAGAGAACTTTAAAAAAGATGTTTATGTCGGGAATGAAAAAACGAATCAATTCCAGAGTATTACTACAAAACTTTATCAAAAGGATCGCATAAATGAAGGGTTTTTTTCGCTTGACTTTTACCCCAAAAAATGATAGCATATATGTATAACTTAAATATGAAAGGACTTATATTATGATTGAGTTAAATAAAACACAAAAAACTGTATTGAAAGTATTAAAAGATACTTACAAAAAAGATACAGTAACCAGAGCAGAGATTAATGCTCTTGTTAAAAAGAAGGCTATCAAAAATCCTTCTTGGTTAAAATCAGACAAATATAAAGTCGGCAGAGGAATCTATACTCTTAATGTTGACTCTGTTGAATCTGATACAACCACAGTTGATACAACTGATACTAAAATATCAAATGATACAAAGGCTGCTTATATCGTGTCTTCATTGACCGACAATGTAGTTCCTCAAAAGGATACTGACTTTGTTAAGTTTGGTAATTATACAGATATTAGTAGTATTGTAAAATCTAAAAAATTCTATCCTGTTTTTATTACAGGTCTTTCTGGTAACGGTAAGACACTTGCTGTGACCCAGGCATGTGCCGAGGCAAAACGTGAGATGATTAGATGTAACATTACGATTGAAACCGATGAGGATGATTTACTTGGTGGTTACAGACTTAAAGATGGTCAAACCGTATGGCAAAATGGTCCTGTTATTGAGGCAATGGAAAGAGGTGCTGTTCTTTTACTTGACGAGATTGACCTTGCAAGTAATAAGATTATGTGTTTACAACCTATCCTTGAGGGTTCGGGTGTCTATGTTAAAAAGATAAACAAGTTTGTTAAACCTAAACTTGGCTTCAATGTGATTGCAACTGCTAACACTAAAGGTCAAGGTAGTGATGACGGTAAGTTTATCGGTACTAATGTTCTTAACGAGGCATTCCTTGAGAGATTTCCTGTTACATTTGAACAAGAATATCCAAGTGCTAAAATTGAAGAAAAAATTGTTAGTACAAAATTAAAGTCTGCTGGCAAGTCTGATGACAAGTTTGCTCATAATCTAGTGACATGGGCAGATGTGATTAGAAAAACCTACAAAGATGGCGGTGTTGATGAGATTATAAGTACCAGAAGACTTGTACATATCGCTGAGGCATACGGTATCTTTAAAAATAAGATGAAGGCAATATCCGTATGTACTAATAGATTTGATGATGATACGAAAACATCATTTGTTGATCTGTATGGTAAAGTAGATAGTGGTGCTTCAGTAGAAGAAATCCTTGATGCTAAGAAACAGGCTGATGAGGCAGAAATTCTACAAGAGAATTCCAATGATAGTGAGGATGACAAAGATGAGGATTTCCAAGTCTAGTCAAAAATCTATCCATAGTGTAAGTCCGCTTGTGGGGGTTGTGCCCCACAAGTTAACTTTAAATAAGGAAAATAATGACAAATTTTAAAGATAATAGTGGTTTAGAAAAATACAAACCAAAAATGTCACAAGAAGAACGTGATGAAAAAATGAAAAAGTTTTTAGCGAAGGGTGGAAAGATTGAAAAATTAAAACCAGGATACCCTATTAGTGTAGGTAGCTTAGATAAAAGTAAAAAACCAAGATATACAAAAGAAGATGTTTCTAAAGGACTTGCTGTTGGCAAAACAGCCAGACCTAATTATGATACATATAAAAAAGGATCATACCACGACTTTGATGTTGGTGGTGATAACCCACCTAGGTGGGAAAAACAACCTAAAAATGAGATGGGAGGTAAATAATAGATGTCAATTACAGTTGAAGTAAGAGGTGGCAATTTAGAGAAGGCTATGCGTGTACTAAAGAAAAAAGTACAAAGGTCAGGAATTATGCAAAGTATAAAAGATAAAAAATACTTTTCTAAACCATCAGAAATAAAACGTGAAAAAGCAAAAGAACGTTCTAAAATAATCAGAAAAGCACAAAAGGCTAATGATGAATTGTTAGGATATACTTGGATAAAAGGTGTAAAAATAAAGAAAATATAAAAATTCTATGCCGTCTGTGTCTGATAAGTATATATATTATTACTACAAGGCGGTTCATAAGACCTTGTAGAGGTATAGATACGTTGGGGTTGTACGTTGATTAAAAATCTAAAACAACCCATATAAATCGGTGATGTTTGGTAGTTTAACTCCGTGACAAAATGAAACTACCACTTATAGATATTCACTAGGGAACTGGTAGGGATCCTCAGCCTAGTGAATTTCTATAAGTAGGGTTGACAAATAAAATATCGTACTTATATAAATAATATTGAATATGCCAAATGGGTATTCGATATAAAGATAACTTTGCTTAAACAAGGAGGTTAATTATGACTAATAAAGCATTATCTATTTTCAATCAATTAAGACCACTAACCGTAGGATTTGATGACACGTTCAGACATTTTGAATCAATGTTTGATCATCAGTTAGATCATATCCAAACTACAGCTTTTCCTTATTACAATATAGTAAAACAGGATAAGAATAAGTACGATATTGAAATCGCACTTGCTGGTTATAATAAAAAAGATATAAACATCGACCTTGAGGAGGGTGTTTTATCTATTGAGTCTAAAAAAGACGAAAAGGAAGATACTAAAGATGGAGAAGTAATCCATAAAGGTATCGCTAAAAGATACTTTAAAAAATCTTTTACAATCGCTGAAGACGTTGAAGTTAAAGGCGCTGAACTAAAAGACGGCTTGTTAAGGGTGTCTTTAGAGAGAATAGTTCCAGAACATAAAAAGCCTAGAACTATCTCAATCAAATAATAAAACCAATATCTGGTATGTTTCAAACGCATACCAGATATAAATACTTTATATCGTTCAACTCTTATGAGTCGGAAGTAAGCAAATGCTGAAGGAACGCACCTAACTATAAACGGAGGGTGTATGAATTTTAAATGGGATTTAAAAAAAATCTTTACTGAAAGAAGTAGAGAAAATTCTGCTAAAGCTCAATTGAGAAAAAGATCAAAAGACTCAATCGCAAGACCAAAAGCAGAAAAAAATATCACATCAAAAGATCCAAGATTGCAAAGCATATAGAGTATTGACAATTTTGACAATATAGTGTAAACTATATGTAAATTATATTATAAGGAGAAATATTATGAAACAAGGTGATAAATTACCAGAAGTAAATTTTAGAGTAAGATCACTTGGTCAATGGACAGAAACAACTACTGATACTTACTTTAAAGATAAAAGAGTTATACTGTTTGCTTTACCAGGTGCTTTTACTCCTACATGTTCAACTCAACAATTGCCAGGCTTTGAAAAATTAGCTGACGTGTTTAAAGAACACGGCATAGACGACATTTATTGTTTATCAGTAAATGATTCGTTTGTTATGAATGCTTGGGCAGCTGATCAAAAACTTGAAAATGTAAAAGTTATACCAGATGGAAATGGTGACTTTACGGATCAAGTTGATATGCTTGTAGAAAAAACAATTGCAGGTTTTGGAATGAGATCGTGGAGATATGCTGCTATTGTAAACAATGGTACAGTAGAAGCCTTATTTGAAGAACCAGGTAAAGGTGATAATACAACAGGTGATCCTTATAGCGTAAGTGCACCAGAGAATGTGTTAAAATATTTACAATCATCATCTATTGACTCAAATTCAATTTAGTGATATAATAATATTATGAAATACAATGAAGACAAAATATGTAAAGAGATTGAAAATTATATTAAATCTACATATGGTCAACATTACTCATCTGGTAAAGATGGTATTCAAACTTTAGATTTATTAAAGTCTATTGGTATTAAAAGTGATTTTTGCCAAGCCAACGCAATTAAATATTTGTCTAGGTATGGTAGAAAAAATGGTTATAATCGTAAAGACTTGTTAAAAGCAATTCATTATGTTATACTATTATTAAATAATGATAAGGAGAAGAAATGAAAATAAGTGATAATACAATTAGTATTTTGAGAAATTTCTCGGATATTAATGCTAACATTTTGTTTACACCTGGTAAGACATTAAGTACAATGTCAACTATGAAAAACATTATGGCAAAGGCAGACGTTGAGGAACAGTTTGAAACAGAATTTGGTATATATGATTTGCCAGAATTTTTAAGAGCTGTAGATTCTTTTCAACAACCAGTTTTAAAGTTTAATGGTGCTGCTAATTTAAAAATACAAGATGAGAAATCTACTCTATCAGCTAGATATGCATTTGCTGACAAGTCAACGTTAAGATATCCATCAAAACAAATATCAATGCCAGACAAAACAGTTTCATTTACATTAAAAAATGAAGACTATGATTCTGTCAAAAAGTTATATACTAATTTAAGTCTACCTGACATTGCTTTTAAAGGTGAAAAAGGCAAAATTAAATTAGTTGCTTTAGATAAAAAGAATAGTAACTCAAATGAATCATCTATTATAGTGGGTGAAACAGATTTAGAGTTTACTGCATATATTAAGGCAGAGAATATGAAAATTATTCCTGGCGAATATGATGTTGCTTTATCGAAGGCAAAGATTGCTCACTTCATAAACAAAAAGGTTAAAGTACAATATTGGATTGCTTTAGAAGCAGATAGTGTATTTTAATGTCAGACAAATATAAACTAGAAGACGGTACTGAATATAAACCTGGCGATACTCTAAAAGTTGAAGATAAAGAGTACCACCAATCCACACATTATCTTAATAGAAAAATTGATGTAGATGATATTATAGAACAATTTGGTAGTCTTCAAAACTTTGAAAAAGGACTTTATTTTAATTGGAATGAATATTCTAGTGCTAGTGATGAAGACAAAGAGCTGGCAGATAAAGTACAAGAATTTGTAAGTGAACACGATTATGAACGACACGAAGACACCTGGACAATTAATAAAGGTGGCTTTGATGTTGATAGTGAAATCGTAAGTGAATTTACAATGGAAGATAAATGATGAATAACGTGAGGAATATATTATGTCAGACTTTTTATGGGTTGAAAAATACCGTCCAAGAAAAATATCAGAATGTATCTTAACTGAAGATTTAAAAATTACTTTTTCAAAGTTTTTAAATCAAAAAGAGATACCAAATCTTCTCCTTTCTGGCACAGCTGGTACGGGCAAAACAACAGTTGCTCGTGCCTTGTGTGAGGAGTTAGGTGCTGATTATATTATTATCAATGGTTCAGACGAAGGCCGACACATTGATACATTAAGAACTACAATCAAAAACTTTGCGTCTACCGTATCGCTAGACGAATCTACAAATCATAAAGTTGTTATTATAGATGAGGCAGATTATATGAATGCTGATAGTGTTCAACCTGCATTAAGAAACTTTATTGAAACATTTTATAAAAACTGTAGATTTATATTTACTTGTAATTTTAAAAACAAAATAATACCTGCCTTACATAGTCGTTGTACTGTAATTGATTTTCGTATTACAAATGGTCAAAAAGTAAAAACTGCTACTGCATTTTTAGAAAGACTAGGTGAAATACTTAAAACAGAAAACATAGAGTTTGATAAAAAGGTATTGGCTGAACTCATACAAAGACATTATCCAGACTTTAGAAGAACAATCAATGAATTACAAAGATATTCTGTAAGGGGTAAGATTGATAGTGGTATACTTGTTTCTTTATCAGAAATCAACAATAAAGAGTTGATTAAGATGTTAAAAGAAAAAAGATTTGGTGATATGAGAAAATGGGTTATTCAAAACCTTGATAAAGATCCATCATCTTTGTTTAGTAGTATCTATGATATTCTATACAAACATCTACAACCTCAATCTATACCTGCGGCCGTACTAACAATCGCCGATTATCAATATAAATCAGCCTTTGTGGCAGACCATGAGATAAATATGGTTGCGTGCCTGACACAAATCATGGCAGAATGTAAATTTAAATAGAGGATGAAATGGCAAGAAGAACGTTTTTTAGAACTTTGATAGTGAAGTTAAGAATGTGGTATGCTGATATAAGAGGTCATCACGGTAAGAGATGGGATTATGAACCAGGCGATTACTATATGGGTTCTCATAAAGGTCATATAAAACACGAAAAAAGACACTAACAATGAGCCGCTTTAGCTCAGTTGGTAGAGCAACTGATTTGTAATCAGTAGGTCCGCGGTTCAAATCCGTGAAGCGGCACCAGAAAGTATATTATGATTGAATATAAATTGAGTGATTATTTAAATGCAATTAACTGGACAAAAGTTAATTTACTTGACGGAGATGATCTGACATGGGAAAAAAAATATCCACCATACGTGATTAATCGTTGCCTGTCGCAACATATTGACAGTATTATGATGGCCAATGAGATGAATTTTCATCACAGCCTCACTAAACGCCTTCAGTTTCATTTTCTACTAAATAGTATTAGAAAAAGAAAACGATTTGGTGGTAAGTGGGCAACTACTTCAAAATCGAAAAATTTAGAGTATGTAAAAGAATATTATGGATATAGCAATGCAAAAGCAAAAACAGCCTTAGACATACTAGATAAAAAACAATTAGACTTTATCAAAGAGAAGTTAGATAAAGGTGGGAGAAAAAAATGAGCGAAGAAAGTTTTAATTGGTCACCTGAGCAGATGTTAGAGGTTACTCTAAAACAACCAGATGATTTTTTGAAGATTAGGGAAACCTTGTCCCGAATAGGTGTTGCAAGTCGTAAAGACAAAACATTATTTCAGTCTTGTCACATACTACACAAACAAGGAAAATATTACATAGTACATTTTAAAGAGTTGTTTGCCTTAGATGGTAAGAAAGCAACTTTGGTTGAAAATGATGTACAAAGAAGAAACACAATATCAGTTTTATTACAAGATTGGAATTTATTGACAATTGTAAATCCAAAAGCTGCTGAGAATAAAGCACCTTTATCACAAATCAAAATTATTGCTTTCAAAGAAAAGAGCGAATGGGATTTGCAAGCAAAATATAATATTGGTAAAAAACAAACTACTGAAGAATCAAAAACTGAATAGGAGTATATTATGATTAGATTATACAGACTCTCATCTGGAGAGGACGTAATAGGTACGCCACAAGAAAGCGATAGAGCAGATCATGTGGCAATAAAGAAACCTTTTGTATTGATACCAATGCAAGGACAACCAGGCAAACCTATGCAAATAGGATTTCATCCATACATACCATACACAAAGGATGAAGTTATACATATCAAAGAGTCAAATATAATTACTGACACTACACCAGACGATAATATGATTGGTGCATATCAACAAAACACAGGTCAGATAGTTACACCTAAAAGTAAAATTATCACATAGTTGACTTTTTTAAGTCTTTATGTTATAATATTATATGAATTTAGCAAGTAGTTTTTACACAAATGTTGTAGAGCATAAAGGTAAACTTCTTATTAGAGGTGTTAATAATGGCCAATCATATTTGAGTAGAATCAACTATAGTCCTAAACTTTATTTACCTACAAACGAAGAATCAAAATACAAAACACTAGACGGCACAAATCTTAAATCAAAAAGATTTGATTCGATTGTAAAAGCTAAAAATTTCTATAACGAATATAGCGGCATACCTGAATATAAAATCTATGGTATGAATCGATATAATTATCAATATATCGCTGACGAATATAAAGGCGAGATGAGATGGAATAAAGATTACATAAAGATATTCACACTTGATATTGAAACCGAGTGTGAGAACGGCTTTCCCGATCCTGATACTGCAAAAGAAACGGTTATCTGTATCACAGTAAAAAATCATACTAACAAACAGATATTAACATGGGGTACAGGTGATTTTATTTCTAAAAAATCTAATGTAACTTATATAAAATGTCAAAATGAAAAACATCTATTATTAGAGTTTCTTAAATTTTGGTGCAAAAATCATCCTGATATTGTAACAGGTTGGAATGTAAAATTTTTTGATATACCGTATCTTATGAATCGAATGAGATTTTTGTTTGATAATGATACAATTAATAAAATGTCACCATGGAATTATGTCAACGCTGACCGTGTGCAAATGGGAAATAAAAATTCACAGTTTTGGAATATACTTGGTATTTCAGTATTAGATTATTTCGATTTGTACAGAAAATTTACTTATGTAAGACAAGAAAGCTATAAACTAAATTACATTGCTAAGGTAGAACTGGGCGAACAAAAGTTAGATAATCCATATGAAACGTTTAAAGATTTTTATACAAAAGATTATCAAAGATTTGTAGAATATAATATACAAGATGTTGAGCTTGTTGATAGACTTGAAGATAAGATGAAGTTAATTGAACTTTGCTTAACTATGGCCTATGACTATAAAGTAAATTATACAGATGTATATTCACAAGTAAGATGTTGGGATACACTAATCTATAATCATCTATTAGAAAAAAATGTTATTATACCACCAAGAGAAGATCAGATAAAAGATTCACAATACGAAGGTGCATATGTAAAAGATCCACAACTAGGATTACATAATTGGATTGTTTCATTTGACCTTAACTCACTTTATCCACATTTAATTATGCAATACAATATAAGTCCTGAAACATTTGTAGGAGTTGAACCAAAAGCAGTTGGTGTAGAAAACTTTTTAGAAGAAAAATTAAATCTTAAATGGGCAAAAGATCGTAATGTAACTATCGCACCAAATGGTGCAATGTTTAAAAGAGATAAACAAGGGTTCTTACCTGAACTGATGGAGAAAATGTATACCGAACGTGTAGTATATAAGAAGAAGGCAATTGAAGCCAAGAAAGAATTTCAAAAGACAAAAGATCCTATCTATCAAAACGAAATTAGTAGATGTCATAATATACAAATGGCAAAAAAGATTGCTCTTAACTCTGCTTACGGTGCAATTGGTAATCAATACTTTAGATACTTTGATGTAAAACAGGCAGAGGCAATTACTCTAGGTGGTCAGTTATCTATTCGTTGGGTAGAACGTGATGTAAATAGATTTATGAATAAAATATTACAAACTAATAACATAAATTATGTTGTTGCGTCTGATACAGATTCAATTTATTTAAGATTAGATAAACTAGTAGAAAAAGTATGTAAAAATAAATCGGTAAATCAAATTGTAGATTTTATTGATAAAGCAGCTGAAGAAAAAATACAAAAAGTAATTGATGATAGTTTTCAAAATCTTGCTAATTATATAAATGCTTATCAACAAAAAATGATTATGAAACGAGAAGCAATTGCTAATAAAGGTATATGGGTTGCTAAAAAAAGATATATGATGAATGTATTTGATGAAGAAGGTATCAGATTTGATATACCTAAACTAAAAATTATGGGTGTTGAAGCAGTTAAATCATCTACACCTGAAGTATGTAGAGGTAAGATTAAAGATGCTATTCGTGTAATTATGAATGATAGTGAAGATAATCTTATTAAATTTGTACGTGATTTTAAAGAAGTATTTAAAACATTATCACCTGAAGAAGTTGCGTTCCCTAGGTCTTGTAATAATTTAGATAAGTACATAAACTCATCACAAATTTATAATAAAGGAACACCTATTCATGTAAAAGGTTCTTTAATATATAATTACAACATACATAAACACAAACTTGAAAGAAAGTATCCTTTAATTAAAAATGGTGACAAAATTAAATTCTTAATGTTGAAACAACCAAATACAGTTAAAGATACAGTTATTTCTTTTGCTACAAAAATACCACAAGAATTTGAATTACACAAATATGTTGATTACGATATGCAATTTGAAAAAACATTTACTGATCCGTTAAAGTTTATACTAGATTCTATTGGTTGGAAACTTGAACGTGAGGCTACACTTGAAAGTTTTTTTGGATGATAGAATTGTTTTTAATTATGGTGATGATACATTGGGGTTATGCAACAGGAGGCATACTTGCAATTAAAACTGATTGGAGTATTCCTAGATTTTTAATTATTATATTATTGATATGGACATTGATAAAAAGTATAGTGTAATTTACGCAGACCCACCATGGTCTTTTAAAACGTATTCTAATAAAGGTAAAGATAGAAGTCCTGAAAAACATTATAATGTTATGAACTTTAAAGATATATGTAATTTACCTGTTAATAAAATTGCAAACGACAATTCAGTTTTATTAATGTGGGTAATTGATCCATTATTAGACAAGGCCTTTGAAGTTATTAATGCGTGGGGATTTAAATATAAAACTGTAGGATTTACTTGGGCAAAAACAAATAGAAAGTCTGAAGGATATTTTACAGGTTTAGGTTATTGGACTAGAGGTAATCCCGAAATGTGTTTATTAGCAACTAAAGGTAAACCTAAACGAATCAGTAAGAGTGTGCCTCAATTAGTTGTAGAACAACGTAGGGAACACAGTAGAAAGCCAGACATAATGTATAATCATATAGAGAACTTATTAGAAGGTCCTTATATTGAATTGTTTGCTAGAACGCAAAGAAATGGTTGGGATAGTTGGGGAAATCAAACAGATAAGTTTTAGTATGGAATTGACTTTAACCATATTTTATGTTATAATAATATACAGTTTTATAATATGGTTATTAGTAAAATGGAACAATGAGTGATTATTTAAATAAGTATAACGGCAAATTACCTGTAATGGATCAACAGATGTTTGAAACTGTTACAAATGATATTGGCAAAGAACAGTTTAGATTAGATTTATCTGAGTATATAGCTAAACACAGGCCAGAGTTTCCTTTGAAACAAATATCTTATGATATAATGCGTCAAGCGTTTAAATCTTTACAAAAACAAGATGTGTGGGAATATGTAAAGCCTTTAGAACAGTTAGAAAAAAATGTAAAGGAAAAGTATGATGACTATAAGTATAATTTTAAAGATCATGGCCTAGGTATTATAGATGCACCATCTATTTACAATGATGTTAGTAATTACTTTCATCAACATTTAAGATTAAATTGTAGTAGTTTTGGTTTCAAAGCACCCATAGATGTATGGCAAAATGGTACAGCAAAAGATATATGGCGATGTCTTGGCCCCATCTGGCGTGGAATTAATGGTATGAAACCAGTAGAAGTGGATGGCAAAACAGAATTAAGAGGTGGGGTTTTAAATGATAAAAGTTATATGTCAGCCTTTAGATTAGGTACATATATTGCAACACAATTTAAACCAAATGTAGCAAAAACAATATATCAGATGACTAACGCCAAAAGAGTGTTAGATACATCATGTGGTTGGGGTGATAGACTTGCAGGTTTTTTTGCCAGTGATGCTGAAGAATATATTGGTTGTGATCCAAATCCTAACACTTACAAACAATATTTAAAACAAATAGAAACATATAATAGTTTTTTGCCTAATCCTAAAAAAGTTACTATCTATAATTGTGGTGCTGAGGATTTACCATGGGATAAAATAGATAATATAGATTGTGCATTTACAAGTCCACCATACTTTTCTACAGAAAGATATAACGAAGGTGGTGATAAAGAAGAAAACCAATCATGGTTTAAGTTTGATGAGTATTCTAAATGGCGTGATGATTTCTATTTACCTGTTGCAAAAAAGAGTTTTGAAAGATCAAAACATATGTTTGTAAATATAATGGACCCTAATATAAAAAACAAAAGATATTATTCAAGTGATGAATTAGTTGATAGTTTAAAAGATAATTTTGTAGGCCAGATAGGTATGAGGATTATGCAACGACCTAAATCGGATAAACTATTTGAAAGTGAAGAAGAAAAGGCCGAGTTTATGAATCGAATATATATTGAGAATGTATGGTGTTTTGCTAAAGAAAAAATAGATTACTTCAGACATAGTAGAAGAGCAACTTTATTTTAAATAAATATGAGTATGGCCATTTCAAAAACATCATACAAAGACCTCAAAGAATATTGGGATTATCAAAGACTACTTGAATACAATAGAGAACTATTAGAAAAAAGATTAAATCGTGTTGAAACTAGTATTGTTAGTCATTACGGAACAATTGATGTAAATGAAATGTTTGATAAAGTATGGTCAAAAATGACAAGTGATGATTATGAAAAACCTATAAAAGGTTGGATACCTAAAGATGAAAAATATAGATTTGATTGGGAAGGTAAACCTGATCCAAAAACGCTTGACAAAGTAAAGATGATTTGATATAATAAACACATAATAAGGAGATAATGTATGAGTGACTTTTTAAAAGAAATAATTAAAGAAACAGGTAATGAATATGCTACACTAGTAAGTGATGGTGTAGAAGCAGGCGATGTAGATAGTTTTATAGACACAGGTTCACACGCTCTCAATGCTTTATTATCAGGTTCTATCTTTGGTGGTATGCCATCAAACAAAATAACAGCAATTGCAGGTGAAGCTGCAACAGGTAAAACTTTCTTTGCGTTAGGTATTGTAAAGGCATTTTTAGATAAAAACAAAGACGCAGGTGTAATTTACTTTGAATCAGAAAGTGCGTTAACAAAAGATTTAGTTGAAACAAGAGGTATTGATAGTAAAAGAATGGTCATAGTACCAGTTGCTACAGTACAAGAATTTAGACATCAATCAATAAAAGTAATTGACAAATATTTAGAACAAGACGAAAAAACAAGAAAACCTATTATGTTTGTATTAGATAGTTTAGGTATGTTATCTACTACAAAAGAAATGGAAGATACTGCTGAAGGTAAAGAAACTAGAGATATGACAAGGTCTCAAATTGTCAAGGCTGCATTTAGAGTATTAACACTTAAACTTGGTAAGGCAAAAGTGCCAATGATTATGACGAATCACACTTATGATGTTATTGGTTCAATGTTTCCACAAAAAGAAATGGGTGGGGGTTCTGGATTAAAATACGCTGCTTCAAATATTGTTTATCTATCTAAACGTAAAGAAAAAGATGGTAAAGAAGTTGTTGGTAACATCATACATTGTAAAAACTATAAGTCAAGGTTAACAAAAGAAAATGCATTAATAGATGTTAGATTAACATATAAAGATGGCCTTGATAAGTATTATGGGTTATTAGACCTTGCTATCAAACATAACATATTTAAATCTGTTTCTACCAGAATAGAACTACCAGATGGATCAAAACAATATGCTAAGACTATCAATAATGAACCTGATAAATTCTTTACTAAAGATATTCTCGCTCAAATTGACGAGGCAGCCAAAAAAGAATTCCTCTATGGCGCAGAATAGATTTGTTTTTGCTCAACGTGATGTTGATGATTACAGTTGTATAAAGATTACGGAAGGCCCTTACAAGGATATCATATACACGTATGGTCATGTAAAGTTTGCTTCTGAAGAAAATGAACGAGGTGAATTGCCTTTAAAGTTTGATTATGATATTAAAAAGAATCCTAATGATGTTGATACCACAAGTATTGATTTTAGAAACTATATAGGCGATATATTAATTGAAGTAGTTGAAAAACAATTAGAAAATGGAACAATTAAATTTGAAAAATAATTATATAAAAACATATGATAATGTATTGACAAAAGATCAATGTCAACATTTAATTGATAAGTTTGAAGACTCAGCTTCACAACAAGTCAAAACAATATTAGATGATCATATGTCATTTACAGAAATCAATATTAGTATTCATAATGATTGGCAAGAGTATTCTGATATTCTTTTTCCTAAGTTTAGAGAGCTTGTTGACAAATATACAAAAGATGTTAAAATAGATGATATAAAACAATGGCCAGAGAAATTTGGTTTTGAACAAATAAGATTTAAAAAATATGAACCTAACGGTGAAGATGAATTTAAGACACATGTAGATGTGACTAACTATAACAGTGCTAGAAGATTTTTAGTTTTTTTTATGTATTTAAATGATAACGATGGCGGCGAAACAACATTTCCTGATTACGATATTAAGATTAAACCAGAGGCAGGTAAAGTATTAATGTTTCCACCACTATGGCCATTTAAACATGCAGGAGAAAAACCAATCAATCAACCAAAGTACATTATAGGAAGTTATCTACATTATGTCTGATCAATTTGAAAAAACACTTTTATCCAATCTAATACATAACGAAGATTTTACTCGTAAAGTTATTCCTTTTATAAAAGAAGACTTTTTTAAAAATAGAGATGAAGTAACTTTATTTAATATTATTAATGACTTTGTTGTAAAATATAATAACCTCCCAACAAAAGAAGCAATTACTATTGAGTTGTCTAATAACAAGACACTTACCGAAGATGAATATAAAAATACAAAAACTTTATTAAATAGTTTAGTACATGAAGAAGTTGAACAACAATGGCTGCTAGATACAACTGAAAAGTTTTGTAAAGATCGTGCTGTATATAATGCTGTACTAAAAGGTATTAAGATTATAGATGGTAAAGACAATAAACATACACCAGAGGCCATACCAAGTATATTATCTGAAGCACTTGGTGTTTCATTTGATAGACATATAGGACATGATTATCTAAATCAAACAGATGACCGATTTGAATATTATCATAGAACTGAAGAACGATTAAAATTTGATTTAAATTATTTTAATCGTATCACAAAAGGTGGTTTACCACCTAAGACTTTAAATGTAGCACTTGCAGGTACAGGTGTTGGTAAGTCCTTGTTTATGTGTCATATGGCTGCGGCTGCTATAACGCAAGGTCGTAATGTACTGTATATCACTTTAGAAATGGCTGAAGAAAGAATTGCTGAAAGAATTGATGCTAATTTATTAGATGTAACAATAGATGATCTTTATGAAATGCCTAAAGAAGTTTATGATAATAAAATTTCTAAATTACAAAACAAAGTAAATGGTCAATTAATTATTAAAGAATATCCTACTGCGTCTGCTCATAGTGGTCATTTTAAAGGACTAATTGATGAACTTGCATTAAAGAAATCATTTAAACCTGATATAGTATTCATTGACTATTTAAATATATGTACTAGTAGTCGTTTTAAAGGTGGTAATATATCATCTTATTTTTTAATCAAAGCAATTGCTGAAGAATTAAGAGGTCTTGCTGTTCAGTATAATGTTCCTATTGTATCGGCTACACAAACAACAAGAACTGGTTATATGTCAAGTGATGTTGGTTTAGAAGATACATCAGAATCATTTGGTCTTCCTGCAACGGCTGACTTTATGTTTGCTTTAATATCGAATGAAGAACTTGAAGAACTAAATCAAATTAAAGTTAAACAGTTAAAAAATCGTTACAATGATCCTGCTGTCAATCGTGCATTTATAATTGGTGTTGATAGAAGTAGAATGAGATTGTATGATGTAGAACAATCTGCTCAACAGATTGTAGATAGTAACCAAGAAACAAAAGAAAAACTTGAAAAACCATCAGGACCACAACCTGCTGAAGTTTATGATAAGTTTTCGGACTTTAAAATATGAGAAAAAGAAAACCATCAATATACTACAAAACTGAAATGGTCAAAGTAAAAGATGAAATACTTTGGCGAGCTGTTGAAATGCCAAGTAAGTTAGTAATAAAAGAGTCCTTCTTTGAAGAAGATGTAAAAGAAACTGTCAAGTTTCAAAATAAAAATAAGACATTTGGTATCTTTGGTTTTCCACCATTCTTTGATTGTAGGAGTGAAAAAGAAAAATTGTCAGACAAAGGTAAATCTAACTACAATCCTAGAACAAGTACACAAAGAACTGGCCGATAGATATACATAAATATATGTATGGCAGACTTAACATCACTAGCAGAATCATCACAAGCATTGTTTTGTGCAATTGCTGACTACATAGGTACGAAAGAAACTAATATCATATTTGACACAAATGTTTCTCCAAACTATACTGAATTTAGAAATAAAGTAAAAGAAAAAACAATAAAAGAAGCTTATAAAAGAACTGACACACCAGGTGTTCAATTATTAGATATAGAAACTTTTTTAAAAAAAGATGAAAAGTGGTTTATATCTTCAATGCAGATTGCAAAAAAATTAGTTAACGATATTAGCTCAATTGATCCAGATTTAAAAATCGCTCAAAAAGGATTTCAAAAACTATTTTATTTTAGAGGTGATAGTGATGTTATGAGTAATATTGAAAAGTTATTTAAAATAGCAAACAAGTCTGGATATAAATCTCAAACAAAATTTGGTAACGTAAATAAATGGAATCCAGCTGATATATATTTAGCCAGTGATAAAGCTAAAAAACAAATTATCAATGAAGTACGAACAGCTAAAGAAAAAGTTTACACATTTCAAAACTTAAATATATTAACATCAGACTTAATTGATAGTGGTGATCTATTACCATTATCACTCAAAAAAACTACAAAGGAAGCCATTTTACAACAAGTAAACTTTGACAGAAAAACCGAAATAGATTTAATAAAAAAAATAAAAATTAAAAATGTTACTGATTGGAGACCATATAAAGTAGTTAAATATCCTAATAAAGGTGAAACTAGAGATATGAGAATACTTTTAGAAACAGGTGGTGAAATAAAATTAAGACATGATCCATCAGGAAAAAGATTTGTTGCTGAGGCTATTTTTTCAAAGGCAGAGGCAAGAGGTGGTTCAATAGGTTCTATTAAAATATTGTGTGATATAATAAGATTTGTAAATCCAGATATAGCAAGACAAGTTCTAGTTAAATATGAAAATGGTGAAAAAAAATATAATCAAGCAATAGAAAAAATACAATATTTAAGAAAAGACAAAAACCGATTTGATTATGAAAGAGGTGCTATAAGTGCCATTTTTGTCATAAATGAAGTAATGCCTGTACTTAAAAAGTTTTTTAAAGATAACAAACAAGGTCAAGCTGATCAAGTGTTAAGATTAATGTTTGAATACATCACATCAAGGACTCCTCTTTCAGGCAAGTTTGTAATTGCTAAATAGTATAAATAGTCTAGTAAGTAGTGATTTATGTATGGAATAAAGTGATTTTTCGCTTGACAAAAGCGTAATTTTTTGATATAATGGGTATAGTGGGAGAAAAATGTATAGTTTTAAACAATATCTTAATGAGGCAAAAAATACTCATTTAGAACATTTAGAAGACGAAATTATTAATAACGGTTACCAAGGTGGCCTTAACGCAGTAGAATTTCTTAAATCAATAAGAAATATGCTAGTAGGTTCATCACGTAGAAAATTAAATGTATCCGTTAAATGGGATGGTGCACCAGCTGTATTCTGTGGTATCAATCCAGAAAACGGCAAATTCTTTGTTGGATCAAAATCAGTATTCAACGTTACTCCTAAAATCAATTACACACAAGCAGATATACGAAGAAATCACTCTGGTGGTTTAGTAGATAAATTATCAATCTGTTTAAAAGAATTACCTAAACTTGGTATACGAGGTGTTGTACAAGGTGACTTGTTATTTACATCAGGAGATATTAAGTCGGTATCTATACGAGGTGAAGATGCTATTGCATTTACACCAAACACTATAACATATGCTGTTCCAGAAAATACTGATCTTGCTAAAAGAATTAAAAGAGCTAAGTTAGGCATTATCTTTCACACTACTTACAATGGCCGAAAGATGTCTAACCTAAAAGCAAGTTTTGGCGTCAATGTAAATCGCTTTACAAAGACGCCAGCAGTATTCTTTGATGACGCAAGTTACAAAGACTCATCTGGTGTTGCTACATTTACAACTGCTGAAAGTGATCAGTATGATAATATGTTAAGAATGGCAGTTGGATCAATTTCAAAAGGTAAAGTTATTTTAGATTTGTTAAAAAGACAAACTAACATGTTATCAGTTGGTGCAAGACTAAAGATTTTCTTCAATACAAAAATAAGAGAAGGTCAAACTATAGGTAACGTAAAAGGTTTACAATCAGATTTTAGAAAATACTATGCTTCAGTTTTAGATGATGAAATGTCAAGTAAAAAAACAGAAGCTGCAAAAGGTAAATACAAAACAATAAGGGATGATGGTTTAAAATTTATTGACAGATATGATAATGAAATATATTTTGCAATTGCAAGTTACGTAACTTTACAAAGAGTTAAAAATTATCTTGTAAGTAAAATGAATCAAATTAAATCAATAGGAACTTTCTTACAAAAAGGTAATGGATTTGAAGTAACAAATCCAGAAGGTTATGTCGCTGTAGATAGAATGGGCAACGCCGTTAAATTAGTAGATAGATTAGAGTTTAGTACAGCAAACTTTACATTAGCAAAGAATTGGATTAAAGGATAATGGCAAATTTTAGAAAAGATACACAGACATTTGGACCTACAGGAGCTGACGCAACAGTTTTTGAAGTACCAATGATAGCAACAAATGACGGTAATGTTGTAACTCAAACAAATCCATTTCCAGTCACAATATCAAGTATTAGTCAATCGAGCTCAGCAGAAACTAATACAGACGCTTTTGGTAGACAAAGAATATCATCACCATTAACATTATTTGACAGCTCACACAGATACAAAGACAATGGTTTATGGAATGAAGATATTACAGGTGACGCTTCATCTACATTTAGTATAAATGAAGGCCTTATTAATTTAACAGTTGGTGATAATGCTAATGATGAAATTATAAGAGAAACAAATAAAGTAATGTCTTATCAACCTGGTAAATCATTATTACTTTTAAACTCTTTTGTATTTAATGCGGCTAAAACTGGTTTAAGACAAAGAGTAGGATATTTCGGTTCAGATAATGGTATCTATTTAGAACAAGATGGTACAAACATATATGTTGTAGAGCGAAGTAAAATAACAGGTTCAGTTGTAGAAAGTAAAATTGCTCAAGCAGATTGGAATGTAGATAAATTAGATGGCACAGGTACAACAGGTTATACTTTAGA